CAATGACCAGCGAGCCTACGAGGCATTGGTGGCAAAGTTCATGCGGAGCAACTATCCATGAGCTACCGTCCAAGCAAATTTAGACTTGGTTCGCTGCGTGATCGCATTACCATTCAGAAAGTTACAGAGACAATTTCTGATGCTGGTGACGTTACGCCAACTTGGTCAGATTTGTACAAGGATGAACCCGCTGCGTATGACCCTGTAGCGGGTCAGGAAACGGCTCGCGGCAAGCAGGTCGATGCTGGCACTAAAGGTATATTTACGATTCACTACAGGGCCAATATCACGCCTGAAATGCGTATTCAGTACAACTCAGAAACCTATGGCATCGTGTTTGTGCGTCCAGTTGATGGCGGTCGTCGATACCTTGAACTGCACTGCAAATCGTAATGGCTAATACACTTGATATTAAAATGGACATTCCGGTTGATGCTGAGCTTGCCAAGATGCTCAACATGGATGACCGTATTGACCGTTATAAGCTGTTTGACAAGGCGTTAGGTGCTGCAACCGTTCCGATACTTCGTCGTGCTAAGCAAGTTTGCTGGGATGGTAAGAAAACTGGCAACTCTGCTAAACGATCATACTATCAACGATATGGCATCGAGCCTCCGTGGGCACAGTGGATTAAAAGAGGCAAAAGTAAGCAAAATCGCTATGGCAAAATTGACTGGGAAACACAATTAAAGACTACGATCAAAAAGGTTATTCGCAAATATGGTCGTCGCGGTGCTGCGGTCATTGGACCTGAATGGCCGAAGGGCAATAAAGCCTACTTTAATGCTGGCAAAAATGGCCGCGACCAATGGTTTTGGGGTGATGACCAAGGCAGAAAAGTAGCTGCCATGCGAAACTTTATCGTCCAAGCGTTTGATGAAACAAAGGGCGAACAACAGCAGTTGATGAAAGCACAGGTTAAGGTTGTACTAGATCAACTGATGAAAGACTTATAGTGGCTGACGTAATCAAGACAGTACGAAACTATCTGCTAAGTAAGACGGCAATCACCGATCTTATTGGACAGCGCATTTACGCCAGTCGCATACCACAATCAACATCACAAACGTCCTCCTGCGTTACGATAGGTATTCTTAGCGAAACCTATGAGCACGCACTGGATGGACTTGGTGGCATAGTATCGACCAGATTGATATTTGATTGCTTCGCGGCTACTGCTGAACTGGCTCGCAGTATAGCCGACTCAATCATCTGGTCAGATATTGATAAACTAAAAGGTGTATACACCAATTTGAACATTCGGAGCGTCATGATGGACGACGGTCGCCGTGAATATATCAATGACGATATAGCCGGTGGCGACAATCAGCGGCATGTGGTTACGTTCGATATTATGGTTTTTTGGCTGAGGAGTTAGGTTATGGCATTGGTAGGCGATACTGGCAATGGAGCAACTTTTAGTTTGACCACTCAAACTGCTGCTGCAAGCCTAAAGATTGAATCCATCACGATTGGCGAAATCACTTTGGACATGCTAGATGTTAGCACACTTGGAACGTCAGACTTCCAAGAAATGATCGCTAGCGATCTCAAGGCTACTCCAGAATTGACGGTCAACTATAATTTCAATGCGGCAGCTACTGCGGTTACTGTCACTGGATCAGTCGATACTGCTACCATTACGTTTCCAGTAGTTGGTACTCAAACTACAACGACTGGTGCGACATTCACTGGAACTGGTATTGTTACTAGTTTCAAACTGCCTGACCTACAAAATGGTCAAGTTCAGAAGGGTTCACTAAAGTTCAAGTTTGACGGCGACTCTGGACCGACTTTCACCCGAGGGTCTTAATCTTGATTAAGCTTCGATTAGATGACTTTGTAATTCCTAAAAAAACGCATTACGGCACCGTGATGCGTTCAATGGGACAGGACAAAGTTTATATTTGGAACGACGACACCGACAATTGGACTCATTGCGGATACTTCACGCATGAGACCCATATTTTCCTGCCACTTGTTGGTGTTCCTAAAGAACTTGTACCGGCTATTGCTGAAGAATGTGGTAAGCAAAAGTCGGTTGAGGCAAAGCATGTAGACTCGATGCCTGTATCCGAGCCTGTGGTTGAAGATGACGAAGAATTTTGGAGCGATGATGATGAGTAATTTGCTAGAGAAACTGAAATCAAAGTCTGTACTTTCTGTTGAGAAGGTTGTCGATGGCGACACCTATTTAATCAAAGGCTTGGATCTCAATCAGAAATCCAAAGTCTACGCAAGTGCTCGCAAGTCAGACGGCAGTCTCGACAGTTTGCGACTTGATGCCAGTTTTCTAGCTCAGTGCGTGTGTGATCCAGACAGTAAGGCACCACTTGCCGATGCTACCGTATGGCGTAACGCACCTACTCACATCAGCGGTCCACTACTGGGTGCCATTGCAGACGTTTGCGGTCTCAATGTAGACACCACAGTAGACCCAAAAGATTTCGACTCAACCCCGAACTGATGCTTGCTCATCGAGTCGTTCTTAGGCGAGGTCTTGCAATTGAGCCTGAGCAATGGCTTGAAACGGTTGACGAACAGACATATCGCAATTGGGAATCTTATTATAGGTTAGAGCCGTGGGGCGACGAGCAATATTTACTCGCGCGGCTAATTAACCTTATAAGCCTTCTGGTTGCGTCCAAAGCTGGAGAGCGAGCAGACGACTATGTTGTGCCTATAGAGGATGTAATGCCTCCAGCATGGGCATGGCGACCCCAAAAGCGTAGTGAAGATATTGCTACTGTCGAAGAAAAACTAGCTAGGTTATATGCCCAATGACCACGATCAATAATTACAAGGTCACCTTGGCTCTCGATGCATCAGGGCTAGTACAGGGAGCCAAGCTAGCTAGGGGTGAGTTCCAAAAGATTCAGCGTAGTCTAAGCGATATGCAGACTCCTGCTGAAAAACTAGAACTTAGCATCAATCGTCTTGAAAAGCAGATCACATCTATCAAAACGCAAAAGCCAACGGCTGATTTGTCTGCCTTGGAAGAAATGCTGCGCAGGCTTTATGTGCGTTACGATGATGTGACTGGTGCTGAAGCAAAACGCACACAAGCCATGAAGGCTGAAGAGAATGAACTGAATAGGCTGATTGGCTTAGAGAATAACTTGGAGAAAGCATATTCCAGAACAAGAACACAGATAGAATTGCAAGAAAACGAGATACGCAAGCTAGAAGCTGACATGGCTCAGTTAGCAAAAGCTGGGCACACTGAAAATCTCAAAAAATATAGCGATGCTCTACATCGTATGTATGAGAATCTTGAATGGATTAGTGGTGGACAGACTAAGTTTTTAGCTAATCTTAAAGCTCAAGATGATGAACTCAATCGCCAGATTAAATTAGAACAAGACGCTGCTAAGTACTTGGCAAAATTGACCACAGTGCAAGAAGATTACGCAGCTACTCGTGCTGATTTATACAGATTGAAAGTTGCTGGTCAATTTAGCGATCAAGAATACAGAGCGTTAGTCAAACTAACTCGCGCTAAGTTTGAGGAAGCAACTGCCGACAAGGAACTTATTGCTCGGCAACAGCAATTGAACTCCATCATCGAAAGACATACGCCAAAAGTCGATCAGTTAAGATCGCAATATAATTTACTTAAACACGAATACGATAATCTTGCAAAATCGTCTAGGGCGCTTGGGTCAGAAGAGGATGCTCTAAGATTAAAAATAGAGCGAACAATGAAATCCATCAGCAATCAAATGATGGAGATCGAAAGACCGAAGGTTGGTGCTATAGCTCCTGCCGCAAGTCCACTGGCTGGATTAGGAAGTAGAGTAGCTGGTTTCTTTGCTGCAAGAGCCGGAGTCAGCGCTATAAGCAATTTGGCATCTGAAGCAGATAAAGCAAACATATCTTTGCGGCAGACCGAATCTATTTTACAAGCCATATCTGGGTCCGATATTCAAGGCTCTGCATTATTAAACGATTTAAGGCAATTGACCAGACAAATGCCCATAGGGTTTAGTGCTGCCGCTGAAGCTGCTAAAAGCATGATGGCATATGGTTTTAGCACGAAAGAAGTTGTTCCGATTATTCGCCAATTGGGAATGATTACGGCAGGCAATACTGAACGCTTCAAAATGCTTGCCAATGCAGTAAGTCAGATGCGCGGTGCTAATCGGCTGATGGGCCAAGAAGTTATCCAAGCTGTTAATAGTGGCTGGAATCCTTTGGCTGAGATTTCGCGTAATACCGGCAAGAGTATGTCCGTACTTAAAAAGGAGATGGAAGAAGGCAAAATCAGTTTCGACATGGTAGCCAAAGCTCTGGAAACCGCTACATCTGCGACTGGTAGATTCGGTAATGTTAGCAGCAAAATTATGGATACCGTTGCTGGCAAGCAAGCGTTACTTGCTTCTAAATGGGAGGAAAGTTTGGTTCAAATGGGTAGAGCATTTGAACCGCTGTCGATGGCAATTAAGGATTTCAGTGTAAAAGCACTGGAGGGTTTAAATCCAGTTGTCGAACAAATGTCGCAAGTTTTGTTTTCGTTTGACAGCTTTAGGTCAAAAGCACTTGGCACTGAAAAAATGGATTTGGGAAAAACTTTTTTTGGACAAGACAGTGCAATAGCAAGATTAGGAAATGTATTTGATTTTTACTCAATGCTTTTTTCTGGAAGTTCAATTACTAAAGGAAGAGGTGGAAAAATACAATTTGCGACTACCGGTACGGTAGAAGAGATGTCAAAAAATAAGGAATTGATGTCTTTAGTAGAACGTATGCAAAAGGATTTTATTAACAGACAGTTATTGTCAAACGAACACATCGCGGCCTATAACCTATCTTTGAAGCGGCAAACCGAAGAAAAAGAAAAACAAAACCGCTTAGCAGATCGTCAAGCAGCCATAGAAAAGCAACGCAATGCAACAACTGCCGCACAAGCAGCAGAGCAAGAAAAGATCGATGAGAAGTTTGAAAAGACAATCAATAAGTACAAGACTAGGCTAGAAGAGCTAAAGGAAGGTCAAGTTGCTGCCCAAATGATGAAAGCCGATATGGCTGGCTTTAACGCTGAACAGATGAAAGCGGCACGATTCTGGGCACAATCTGTAGCCACAGAGGAAAAGAAATTGAAACTTGCCAAGGAAAACGAAAAAGCCAATCAGCGTATTGTCGACACGTTTGAACGGTACAATAAGAAATACGAAACATCTGCCGAAAAGATTGGCCGCGAAACGGCTGATATTGAAGAACTGTTCATGCGTGGCAAGATAAGCAAGCAGCAACGCGATGAAATCCAGAAACGTATATTTCAAGAAAATCTTACCAGAGATACACAAGATGTTAAGCTTCCGAGAGCCATGGAGCGTGGCAGTGCTGAGTTTGTAAATTATATGAATACTCTCAAGGCTTCAGGCAAGACGAGACAAGAACAGATATTAGAGGCACAACAAGAAATTCAAAAAGCACAACGCGATTTGCAGCAAAAAATGCTTAGCGAATTGCAAGAGGCCAATAAAAACAAAGTGCAAAAGGCTAGATAAGCATGCGCATAGTTGGAGAAAAAAGAGAAGGTGATGTTTCTCTATCAACCAAAAGTGATGGTCAATTGGTTATAGAGGAAACATTTCAATATATAGTTGAGGCTGATTCAAAATCAGATACTCGACTGTACGTTGCTCAATGCCCAGGATTGCCAGTTCCTGGTATTACTCGATCATCTGGCGGATATACAATATGCAAAACGGTATCAGGTCAACGACGATCAGATAATCCGAAGATATGGGATTTCACTTGTTCGTTTTCAAGTGAGGTGGAGGAAAATTCTGACACTACTGGCAGTGGAAGTGTGGGTGCTGTCAGCGATCCTGAAACGTGGGTTCCTGTTAGGACTACATTATTTGATAAAGTAGATTTTCAATCCAACAAGGATGTAAACGGAAAGCCGTTCGCCAATTCTGCTGGGCAAGCATTTGCAGAAGGATTTCCATCTTCAAAATGGTTGCTTAGTTGGGAATTTACTCAGTTTGAAAATATTTCTGTAAAAGATGAAGATATTCTTGATAGAAATGAAGTTGTAAATTCTGCTACCTTTAAAGGCAAAGCATCAAAAACTTGGTTGTGCCGAGTAATAGAAAGTTCTGTCGGTTTTTATTACGGCCAAAGACGAAGATTAACAAAATATCGTTTGACATATAACGATGACACTTGGCAAAAAATTGTTCCAGATGTTGGTTTTGCTACTTTGGACTCAAACGGAAAATTAAAAATAAAAACTGAACTTACGGGAACTATTATTCAGGTTAATTTAAATGGAGCAGGTGCTGCCGTGGCTGAGACTGTTCCTCCCACGCCTCCTGCATTGCTGAAATTTGATGTATACAAAACAAGCAACTTTTCATTTTTGAGGATATGACATGGCTGACTTATCTGTTACTGCTGCAAATGTTGGAGTCACGACTGATTCAGTAGTTGAACTGGTTCAAGTAGGTGAGACCGTAACGCAAGGTCAGCCTGCCTACAAAAAAGCCGCAGACGGACTTTACTACAAAGCTGATGCTAATGCATCTAGTGCGACTGCTGCG